TACCACATATACTTCTCAGGCAAAAGCAAAAGCAGAGAACTATATTTGGGATAAAAAGACCAATAATGGTTGGGATTTAGTTGCTGTAAATGAGAACGCATAATGATTTTCTTTTCTCTGATACTTTCATTTTTTGCGAATCACTTACCAGTGATGTATGTTCAAGTACCTCAGTGGGCAGATGATTGGGCAGTTTGTGCTGTAGATATACCAGATGCTAAATGTCATTGGTATGTTGTAGCACCTGATAACACTTTTGGTGAAGGTTTTGATTGGGAAAGTGCACCTTGGTTTGATGCAAATGGTTTAAATGATGTTGCACCGATGCAAGAAGTATCAGTTTTAGAAAAATTACAGGGAAAAAAATGAAAACATTCTCACAGTTTCAAGAAGATATTGATAGTATGAAAGCAACTATGAAAGGATTTGCTGATACTATGGTGCCACAAATGAAAAAGTTTGCTAAAAGTAAAGAAGCAAAAGATTTAAAAACCAATGTTATGAATATGTTTATCGATAAAGGTAATCAACTTTTAGATAAAGGTAAAAAGAAACTTGGTGAATTTGAGAAAAAAGTAAAATGAACACACCTAACTGGCAACACAATTCTGGTAAACCACAGAAACGAACGTTAAAACCACAAGCTCTACGACAAGCAAAGAAACGTCGTGGACAGTTAATAAAGTGTCTACTCAACCGTCCCAAGGGGCGGTTTCGTTGTTATAATAGGTATATAAAGCAAACAACACCACCATGTTAGTCAATCACGAAATCAAATCTCAACTTGCTAAACTTCTTGCTACAGAAGACCTTATTGTAGAAAACAAAAATGTAGAGACAGCAACGTTCAATACTCATACTCGTGTTCTAACACTTCCTACTTGGGATAGGGCAAGTAATAACGTATATGACTCTTTAGTAGCACATGAAGTCGGACATGCTCTTTATACTCCAGATACAGAGTGGTGGAAAGAAGTTAAAATAAATCCAAGCATAGTCAATATTGTAGAAGATGCTAGAGTTGAAAAATTAATGAAAAGAAGATATGGTGGTATCGCTAAAACTTTTCATACTGGATATAATGAATTATTTGATCAAGATTTCTTTCAGATACAACACAAAGATGTATCCACAATGGGTGCTGCCGATAGAGTTAATTTATTCTACAAAGTTGGATCTTTTATTGATGTTCCATTTAATCTAGAAGAAAAGATAATTCTTGATAAAATTGATATGTGTGAGACTTTTGATGATACTCTAAGAGTTTCTAAACTTCTTCATGAATACTGTATGAAAGAACTTGAGAAAAGAAGGGAAGAGGAAGCGAACTTAGAATCTGAACTTGAAATGGATGGTGATTTATCACAAGGTAGTCCTACTGGTGAATCAAAGAATGATGATAGTGATCAAGAGAATGAGCAAGAATTTGAAGTTAAGAATGGACAAGAAGTAGAAAATGGTGATGCTGATGAGAATGATAGTAAACCACAAACTGGTGGTGGACAAGCTTTTGAGCAACTAGAAGTTGAAACTGCTGATAATTTAGAGGAAGCTTTGAGAGATTTAACAAATACTAATCGAAGCAGAGAAAATGAATATATTGAACTACCAGAAGTTAAACTAGAAAATATAATTATATCAAATTCAGAAATACATGATCGTATAAAATCATATTGGAATAATGAAACAAAATTTTGGGATGAGAAACATTATTATTATGATGTTGTACCAAATGCAGAAGATAGATTCAAAGTTGCTGATGATAAATTTTTAGAATTTAAGAAAAGTGCTAGAAAAGAAGTTAACTATCTTGTAAAAGAGTTTGAGTGTAAAAAATCTGCTGATGCTTATGCTCGTTCAACTGTTTCCAGAACAGGCATTCTTGATACAACAAAACTTCATACTTACAAATACAATGAGGATCTGTTTAAAAAGGTTAACATAATTCCTGATGGTAAAAATCATGGATTGACTTTTATTTTAGATTGGTCTGGTTCAATGAGTTGGGTTATGCTTGATACATTAAAGCAATTATACAATCTATTGTGGTTTTGTAAGAAAGTCAATATACCTTTTGAGGTTTATGCTTTTACAAATGATTGTCCAAATCCAGATAAAGGAGATTTTTATGATAAAAAACCTGGTCAAATCTGTATCGAATCTACATTTTCTTTAATGAATTTGTTTACAAGTAAAGTTAAGTCTGCTGTTTTAGAAGAACAAATGATACATCTTTTTAGATTAGGATGTATCTTTAATAGACAAGATAGATGTTATTATGATATTCCTCTTGGAATGAATCTCTCTGGAACACCATTAAATGAAGCTCTTATATGTCTTCATAAAATCTTACCTCAGTTTCAAAAAGACAACAAAGTACAAAAGGTACAATGTGTAGTATTAACTGATGGTGAATCATCTTGTATAAGATATCACAAAGAATATTACAATCATTATACAGAAAGTTTGGAAATGGGATATGGAAATGTCAGTGATAATTGTTTAATTCGAAATCGTAAAACTGGTCACACTTATGCTTGTCGTGGTGATGGTTATTACTGGACAGAAATTACAGATACCTTAATTACTAATTTACGTCAAACTTTTCCAAATACGAATTTTATTGGAATACGTATTTTACCATCTCGTGAAGCTGGATCTTTTGTTAGAAAAAATATTGGATATGATAATAATGCTGAGTATGAAAAGATAATGAAGCACTGGAAAAAAGAAAAATGTTTCTCTCTTAAAGATGCTGGTTATCATACCTATTTTGGATTATCATCAAATTCTTTATCTGTTGAGGATACTTTTGAAGTACAAGAAGATGCTACAAAAGCAGAAATCAAGAAAGCTTTTGGTAAGAGTCTTAAAAGTAAAAAGATGAACAAAAAGATACTAGGAGAGTTTATAGAACTTGTCGCTTGATAAATAGGTTTATCAATCAAAATAGAAAAATGACAAGATTTGGAGAACTATTAAAGGGTAGTGTAACTACAGGTTCAGTGGAAAAAACAGATGAATTACCACCAAGACCAGAGGAAGAAATTGCTTCAAATGTAGAATCATCAGACTTGGATTTTAATAGTATGTCTAAATTAGAATTAGAGTCATATGGTAGAACATTAGGAGTTGAATTAGATAGGAGACAAAGTAAAGATAAACTAATCAATCAACTCAAAAACATAACATAGACCAATTAAAAAAGTGTCCACTAGGGGTCGTCAGACCCCTTTTTTAGTACTATAATTAGTGTATAAATAAATTTTACATCATGTCTTACGTGCCTTTCCAAACTAAAATGACCGAGGAGCAACTCACTGATAAACTAAGATCTCTTTATGGATCAGAATTTACAACAGCAGATATTAAAGGATTCTGCTCTATGAATGATATCACTTATCAGACAGTTACTAGAAAACTACAAAAGTATAAAGTATCAAAAGGAAAATGGAATCTTGAAGTAACTCAAGAAACAGTTGAACAAATTGAAAAAACATTTAATTCTCCTTCTGGTACACCCGCATCTGAAAAGAATCTTGTTCCTACAGTAGAAGAAACATTTGTCAAATTTGGACATTTCAATGATCTTAAAAAGATAATTCAATCCAAACAGTTCTATCCTACTTTTGTAACTGGTCTATCAGGTAATGGTAAAACTTTTGGTATTGAGCAAGCATGTGCTCAATTGAAGAGAGAAATTATTCGTGTAAACATTACTATTGAAACAGATGAAGATGATCTTATTGGCGGTTTCCGTCTTGTTGATGGTGCCACAGTATGGCATAACGGACCCGTTATCGAAGCACTCGAACGAGGTGCAATCTTGCTCCTTGACGAAATCGACCTTGCCTCTAACAAAATCCTCTGCCTTCAGAGCGTCCTTGAGGGAAATGGTCTTTTCCTTAAAAAGATTGGAAGATATGTTGAACCAAGAGCAGGATTCAACATACTCGCAACCGCAAATACTAAGGGTAAAGGTTCAGACGACGGAAGATTTATTGGAACTAACGTGCTCAACGAAGCATTCCTCGAAAGATTCCCAGTTACCTTCGAGCAGTCCTACCCTTCAGTAAAGATTGAAGAGAAGATGTTACGTCTTCATGCTGAGAATGTTGGATGTAAAGATGAGGCATTCCTTAAGAAACTTGTTGATTGGGCAGATATTATTCGTAAAACATTCTATGATGGTGGTATCGAAGATATCATCAGCACACGTAGACTTGTTCACATTGTTCGTGCTTACACTATTTTTAAGAATAAAGCAAAAGCAATCCAAGTTTGTATAAATCGTTTTGATGATGAAACAAAGCAGTCATTTATGGAATTGTATGATAAAGTAGATGCAGACTTTGAAATGCCTGAGACAAATGAATCTGTGGAAAAATTATAAAGATGTCCTACACGAAATGTTCCCTCTCCATAACGGAGTAGGGAGCGTTTGGGCACAATGGGAAAGTAAAGGAACTTCCCTAACAGCAAAGACATACACAACTCCTTACTTTATCAAAGCAAGAGAAGTTGAAATATGGGATGATAAAAGTTGTATTTACAACAATATCATTTATCCAAAGACGGGCAGTAACCTGCCCTGTTTTGGTATGGACTTGATGGGATTCTTCCAAAAGAAAGTTATCATAGTTTTTGATTATCAACATCCAGTAGAGAATTATTTGTTCTCAGTTGAAGGACTACCAAAGAGTAAAGGAGATTATCGTTTCTTTGAACCAGGCAATCACTTCTCTGAAAATGTTTATATTGCTAAATGTACAATGGATGAGGTAGATGACCATCTTGAAATGTTTACCAAATACTTGACAAAGTACAAGGATATGATAGAATTAGAGAAACCCACTGGTGAAGACACTAGTGTTTATAAAGACTTCGATGCTTATATGACTAAACTTGACCCAGTATCAGGATATCTGAAAGGGAAGTTTGGAGAAGAAAGAGCAGAGAGTCTGGTAAATGACTTTTTATTTTGCTATGATTAATGCTTGGAGTCTAGCGTGGGAGGCACTATACGGAGATATGGACAAAGAATATCCTATCATTGATACTAGTGTTGGTGCAGGTAATACTGCTTTTGAAGATGATGGTTTAGATTACGAAATTGATTTAATCAATGGTGCTTCTGCTGACTATATGGCAGATGTAGATGATATGTATTCTCATCATTTTACAAATGCTCACTCACCTTATAATGATGGTTGGACACAAGAATATCATAAAGAAAAATTAGAGGAATTAAAAATGTCAGCACACTATTTTAAATATCACGAGAAAGAAATTTTGAAAGATATTGAAGAATATGTATCGAGAACTTATCAAGGACATTACACAGGTAAATCTCACGAATACCGTAATGTTCAGACTTTAGATTTGATGGCAGCAAAAGAACTTGCATCAGGTTTTTGCCAGGCAAACATACTTAAATATGGAAGTAGGTATGGAAACAAAGACGGAAAGAACACAAAAGACTTGATGAAAGTCATACATTATGCTATGCTGTTATTACACTTTGATGGACATTATGGAGAACCATCTATGCCATCTGGAAACTTCGAACAAATGCCTTAATTATGCAAACATTTCAAACTCTTGAATCACTTGAATCTATGAAACTATCAGAAAAAACATTTAATTTATTAAAAAACTTTTCTTCAATAAATCAATCAATTTTATTCAAAGAAGGTAATTCTCTTCGCACGATGTCTGTGATGAAAAATATTCTTGCTGAAGTTGAAGTTGAAGAAGATTTTCCAAAAGATTTTGCAATTTATGATCTTGTTCAGTTCTTAAATAATGTATCTCTTTGTGCAAATCCAGAATTAGATTTTACAAATGAATCTTATGTTAAAATTGTAGATGGTAAGCATTTTGAAACTGAATACTTTTTTGCAGACCCTAGTGTAATAGTAACACC